ACAATAGTGATTGATTGATCAACCGTTACGGCCGTCGTGGTCGCTGAAACTACCCTGCCGCCCAACCCCCACGAGAAGACATCGTGCTGGAATTTGACGACATCTCCAGGAAGCATGTGGATGGAATCGATTCCACCCTTGAATCCTATCTGTTCATCCTGATATTTTGCCGCATAGAGATGGTATCTCGCTTCCCTATAAATTTGTGATTGTCGGCTGGCCCCGAGAAGGGACATCCGCCTTGTTCGTTTTGGTACCGCACCAGTAATGGCCGTATAATCCGTAACTTCGACCGTTTGTTTTTGGTAACGTCTATCTTTATCCGCATAATCAACGTCGATACTATTTGGCTTTGATTTTTCAGAACCGAAGGTATGGGAGAAAGACCCCTCGATAACATTCCCCATAGAAAAAAGATAAGATGGAGATTCCTTCTTATCGATCAACAACTGAATAGCGTCGCGGTTCCAGAGAGGGAGGGCACGAAAACAACTGCAAATCTGGTTGATACAATCGAACGCAGGATTGACAGCATCCAAGACCAGATCCAACTCATATCTTTTTTCTCCCCATTCCCATTTCTCACCAGCGGTGGGGGTCACGGAGGCTGACCCGTCGCTGAGTTTCCACCCGCCTGTTCCCGTTGCGGTATGAGTGGTTATTGAAGTGATTTTAAGATTTGAGTAAAGAGTTGAATCCGATGGACATTTAACAGAGATATAATTCCCAACATCACCAGCCACAAAAGTATGGTCGTTGTCTGTCAAAGAGGTTCCATCGGCTGAATCAAAAACACCATTACATAAATCACAATGGTTGCTCCCGCACCCGACAATCTGATCGCAGTGATCGGCCATAAGAATCAATTGATCATTGTTGATGTTGGCCTGTGAAATGTATTTGCCGACCCCGTACCTCGAATTGACCAGCAGATTATTGACGTTATAAATAGGGTTGTTTGTCCATTCCGTCGCTGAAGTATCCAAGTTTAGACTCTTGACTCCCCTTATTCTTGTCAGGACGTTTGGGATCATTCCCGATAGTTTCTCGGTAGCCAAAATCGTAAGGGCAAGGAGCGAAGTATGGGGATAGGTCAATGTGCCATATTTTATTTCAATGATGTTATCAAGGTAAGGGAGTCCCACCCTGGAGGTATTGTTCGCCACATAAAGATAAGAGGGATCGACATAGATCTGTGTGAGACGGATATCATATTGGCCAGGGGTTAGGTTATCGACTCTAAAATATCGTCTCAGCGGGTCTAAAGATGTCGCCGATACATAAAGGATTCCATCCTCGATGTAAGTGGAATCGGAATGAAGTTTGTGTTCGACTTTCACCCAGATTTGGAAAGGGAAAAAATCTCCCCTCCAGTTGATATAACAGGCAGGGACTCTAATCCTGGCCTCAAATGCTTCAACATCCGTGTCAACTGTCGTGTAAACATAGGGAGTTGTGGTTAATAAAATACCCCCCATTGAATAGGTCTGGGCTATGTTTCCAAAACCAGGGATCATTGTCTGATCCTGAGTTCCCGGCCTCCAATCCCAAACAATATCCTGGTAGTTAGAATAGAGATTATCATTTATCAAAATATGAGGAAGATCGCCATTAACGCCTGCATTAGTACCTCCCAAATGACCAGATCCGTTCATTGTCATGTTAGAAGAGGTTTCAGAAAAATCGATTGAATTTCCAGCCGTTCCGGGTGTATTTGCCAATACAATTACGGTATTCCCTATCCCCTTCGTGGCGTTGACGCTGTAAGAGCAATCCCCGTTGATGGCAGTCATCAGGTTAAAAATACAATCCTCAGTGGTCGCTCCAATCCAACAGTATCCCGTACCTCTTCCGGGAAAGATGGCGGGGTCAACCCAATAAAAAGTTTGGGTATCTATTATAAATGTCTCATAAGCAGTCGGGAGTCCTGTCATTGTAATCGTTCCCGACGCTTTCACCGGGAGGTTAGAACAAACATCTGAGAGATCCTCCTTCATGATGCCTTGAATCTCCCCTTCGGAGAGGGCAATCAGCATATTCAGATAGTTTTTCTCACCCTTTGAGCTGATATAGGCTTCGATGAGGTTTCCGCCGACAAGGTGTTCGCCATAGACTACGGGAACGGGAATGCCTTGTCGAACCTGCATTTGACCCCCTTCCCATCCATAGGTGGGAGAACTATTTAAACCTCTACCTGTCCTTGGGGCCTCCGGTGCGGTGCAGTAAGAATAAATGGTGTAGGCAATTGAAAGAATAGCAAGAGCTACATTAATTGTTGCAGCAAGGGTCATCCCCAAAATACCACCTGCTGTTGCACCCCAAAGACCTATAGCAGCCCCAATAGCTACAATTAATTCCCCAATACCAATTTCTTGGATAATGAGAACCTCATCCCCATCATTGAGAGGTTTCTTCCATAAAAGAGGATGAATTTTCTTCCCGTTTACTCGGACAGTTATACAAGGAGGATCGTCTCGGACTTCGGGATATTTTTGGAAAAGAGACCTAAAGATAGATATGATCGTTTCGTTACGGGTTTCAAACTTAATCCATGTGGATTCGTCGAAAAGACAAGGGATATATTGGACATTAATTTTCATTCTTTAGTCCTGAAATAACCGTAAATTTTTCCTTTCCAGGCCCGATTGGTTAATGAATCGATTCTCGTCCCGGCCTTTTCGTAGGCATGGATAAATCTTCCTTCTCCAAGATATACTCCTGAATGACTGGGGTTTTCCTTGCTATTAAACAGAATCATATCCCCCACCTCTAATTCCTCATCTGGGGAAAGTTTTCTGAAGAACTTGGCATACTCCATCAGGTAGAGTTCCGTCTGTCCACCCCAATCTTCCGCATAGGAATAATCTGGTAGGTTGAGGTCGAACGCTGAAAAATAAAATTTAAGGACTCCGTAGCAATCTATCACCTTCGGGCCACGCCCTCCGATCTCGAATTGCATCCCCAGCAAGTTCTGTGCCGCCTGTTCCGATTTCTCCTTGTCAAACAATTCGCAACCCCCTCATGGGAATGGCAGGAAACCCGCCAAACCTTGATGAATTTTGATGGTACTTGCACCCTGCGGCACCCGTCCTGGAATGGTCGCAATCCTCATTATCGTGAGAAAATCCACCAGGAGCCGTCCATTGTCCCGTTAACCATAACCAGCACCCCTCCTGCTTGAATGTCCATTGGCAATGGTCACGCTCAAACATCCTGCCGGGGATGACGACCTCATAGAGATCGAGTTTTGATGTAAGATTGAATACCGCTTCTTGTTCGGTCGTAGCGACTGAATCAATATAATAGGTGGCTGAAATGTTTGCTGCTGCATCGGCTAATTGATCAGCAAAGACCAACTTCATTACGACCTTGCTCCCGATTAGGCCGTTATTCGCAACGAGTTTCGTAATGATCGACTTGTCCACCGCCGAGAGTTTCACCCTGACCGAATCGATCTCACCCAGGATATTTGCGCCAACCCCCTCATGCGACAAAGGAAACGGGAGGTAAGTCTGTCCCCCAGACGTAGGATAAACGACCGAGACGTCCCATTCACATAGGTAGAGGACTGAGGCAGGTGAAGGGATAGTGATCTCATAAAGCATGATCGGCGAATTGGCAGGTTTGTTTTTCTCTGTGATGTAGTTCTGGTTTATAGTTTCTGGCATTAAAACACCTGAATCATTTTGAGTCCTGTTGAAGTCAGAAGATAGGCAAATTCCTCAAAAGTAAACTTATCTTCCATAAACCTCACGACATAAGTCGTGCTGGTGGTCGGATCTACATAGTCGAATGATTCAAAAGAACCTTTCCGGGCTACAAAGAAATCCCAAATAACAGTGACTTCGGTCAATGTCAACGTTTTGTAAGTCAATGTGAATTGCCTTTTCCCTTGCGACCATTTATTTCTACGCTGTTCCGCCCCGTTCTCAAAGTTGGAGATTAGGGTTCGATATCCTATTTCCTTCGAAAAAGAAAAGGAAGGGATTGGACTTGCGGGATAAGTAGCCATTCTATTGCCTCACAAAATTTCTCATTCCAAGATGAGCCTTAGATAATTTTTCTTTATGATCTTTTGAAAATATTTTTCCTTTACAATGAAGACTCATATGTTTTTCAAGGGATACTATTTGTAAATTAATTGGATCATCATTGAGAGTATTACCAT